ATAATCAGCGCGCCCGTGGCCGTCAGATCCCCGACACCTGCAATCGTGGCTTCAGCGTTCTTGCCGCCTGCAATGGCTGCAGTCAGGTCGCCTTCTGCGAGGATGGTCCTGCGTGCTGCGAGACCGCCAGCCTTGATGGGCAAGATCCACGAGATGGGATGCAGCGCACCTGTCGGAAAGCCATTCTTGTTGGCAATGCTAGCGCCGCTTATGACAGTCGCTTCGCCTGCGTAGAAGTTGTTGAGGCCGCCCCTGTTTTGGAACGTCTGCCGGTGCACGGATGTTGGGCTGGAGATTGTACCCGGCCCAAACATCACTCGCATGGGGTTCCGTGTCAGGCTGTTTCCGTTGCCAATGAGTGCCATTACGCCGGTTCCTCAGTCGGTGGTGGCGGGTCATTAAGCACAACCTGTGCCGCTAGCGTGGCGTGGTAGTAGTCTCCGTCGCAATGGTCCATAAGCCATGCCACGTGTTCAGGCGTCAGGTCTGCTGCCCCGACTTCGTCCATGTACTGGCGCAGCTTCCCTTCCCACATCGCAACCTTTTGCTTTGCGGAGGGTTCAGCCATATCAGTTATGCGCGAAATCGATGGCAAACGTCAGCGGCGAGTTGTTTGTGGTCGCACCCGTAGACATCAGCATCCACTGCAAGCACGCGCCGTCTTTAACCTGCGGCAGGCTTGGCAACTGGTTCACGAGGTCGCGCTCTGACCACATGCCCGATACAGGCAGCGCAATGTCCAGAAGCGGCCGGCAGATGCAAAGCGCAATCACGCCCGAGCCTGTGTAAGCCGTACCAGCTGACCACGTGAAACTTGTTATGCGCTGAATACCGGTGTCGCCGCCCTGCTTGGGAAGGAATGGCCCGTAGCGGTTGGCAGCGTTGCTTGAGTGAATGATGCGGGTTGCATAGGCATCAGCGGTCGCGTTCATCGTGGGCGTGCCGGGGAACGCCCTACCAGCCGTGCCCGCTGTGTTGACGTAGGATGACGCCGAAAGTGTGGGGCCACCCGCAGTAGGCTGGGTCTGGCACACAAACATTGCCTCGCACCCAACCCCGTCCGCATAGCGTGGCATCTGAATGGTGAGCGTGTGCGTGCCCGTACCTGCGTCGGTGATGTCAATGGCGGTCCCGGCCACATAGTTAGCATAGGATGACGCAACGCTTGCGGTGGTCGAAGATGCGCGGATCAGCCAATAGTCAGTCGCAAGCGAAAGGCCGGCGGGGAGCGTGGTCGTGGTCGTGAACCTGACCTTAGTCCCTGACTTCCAATCGTTTGTGTAGGTCAGCAGGTCCGTGCCCGCGTTGGCCGTAAATGTTTCTGAGTTGATCAGAACGCGCGAGCCTGTGCCCGTCACGTTCGTGGTCGACATGCGGTAATAGCCCTGCAGGTCCACCAGCTTCAACTGCCACGGCGCACCAGCCGCAGCCACGATACTCGCGCCCACGTTCAGGATGTGCTTCGTCATGGGGGATACTGCCCCGCCATGCAGGAGGCTGAAATTCGTGGTTCCGTCGCCCACGTTCTCGTCACAGTTGGACCAGACAAGGTCAGTGCCGGGGAATGTGGTCGCGGCAGGATAGCCACCCAAGCCCGCGAGCATGTGCCATCCAGCAGTTGCTGTGTGGGCAGGAGCCGTGGTCTTGCTGCCGTCACGGCGCAAATACTGGCCGTCAACCGTGATGGCTTCGATGAGTTGGTCCTGGCTGGCAAATCCGGCCATGTCGTTACGTTCCTTCGTCCCAGATTGTTTTGATGTAGCCCGTCATGGCCGTGCCGCCCGGAGTCCCCAGAACGCCCGCTGTCACTGACAAGAAAGCCCCGTCATAAATGCGCGGAGGGCCTGCCCTATGCGTGATGAGTTCTAATTCCGTGTTGCAAAGCGTGTCTGCTGGCATCACCAAGTCACACAGCGGCTTGACCAGCACGAGGGCAAACAACCCGCCGTGAGTTGCCCCTAGCGTGATGCTGTTGATGCTGCGCACCCCGCCCGACGACGAGTGCAATCCAACGTAACTCCGTGTTATCCCACTGCCACCCACGCCTTGACCAAGCACAGAGTTCCCCGTGCCCATTGCCGTCCCGTGGAACAGGTTTGTGGGCGTCGTTCGCGTCGTTCCCGTGTCGTCCACGTAATTCATGGTGAAGTTGCCACCACCCGCCGTGGATGATTGGCAGATGGCCATACACATAACACCCTTGCCATCCTCGTAGCGAGGCAGCGAGACGCTGTTGACCATGTCCTGCTGGTCCAGATCGTCACCCACCACGAACGGATAGTACATGAGATGGTCTTGGAGGACGTATCGGCCTTGGTTGTTGAACGATGCGCCAACAATGCCAAAGTGCGTCAGGAACTTGGCCGATGGTGCCTTGTCATCCCCGTGGTAGATGCCCCTTGTCCCGTCCAAGACCGCCGATTCCAGCGGGGTCGAGGCGTAGTATTGAGCCGGAGGGCCGCCTCCAAACAGTGTGGTGTCGTAGAACGCCGCTGACGGACTTGATGTGAAACTTTTCCTGAAATGGCTAGTGAAACTCCGGCCTGCGTCCCACGCCTCTGCGTACTGCTTGACGCTCCGAAAGCCAGCCATTAGCCAGCCTTTTTGACAGGTTCAGCAAATGCTGACTCGCCGTATGCCGTGGCGTGCAGATGGGCGACAATGCCGCCCTTGCACTCGCAGGCGCGGTGGAACTCGTTGCCCTCGCGGAGAACGACGACGCCGCATTCCTTGCAGGAGTAAGTGGTCTCAGGCTTCGGTGACATCGAGCGCCCCCGCTGCGAATTGTGGCTGAATGCCGTTGGCAACCGCGAGGCTTGAGGTCAGAGCGCCCGCATAAAGCACCAAGCCCGCACCGCTCGACGCCGTGCCGATGGCGACGTGTGTCAGCGTAGCACCCGAAGCGCCGCACTGTGCGAACTGAGCCAAGGCCGCGTTAGCCGTTGCGCCACCCGAAGGGGCGTCCCAGCCGCCTGTCGTGCGAGCAACCGCAATGCGGACATAATTCGTATAGCTCGTCTCGTTGGTTTCCTGCGAGCCACCTACACCCGGATCTGCAGTGTGCAGCGACAGGTAAAGGTCGGTGTTCGGTGACGTGCTGTCGTTCTCCGCGATGTTGTTCCACGTGGTCGCGTTGAAGATGAGCGCCAGGATTGAGTTGCTGGCTGAAGTGCTTTTAGGCATCAGATAATCCCTTGTGCGCGCCCGTCTGGGCCTCGTTGGATCTGTTTCGGTTTACTCAGGGCCTGTGCAAGCGCCTCTTGACCCCGCCCAATGGCGAGCAAGCCAGCGCCCAAGGCTTCCATGGTCTTGTCGGGCTTCACGAGGTCTGACGATGACTCGCCACCCTCTTCGCCTTCCGACATGCGCTTACGGGCCTCGTTGTGGTCTGCCTCACGGGCCTTGAACTCGAAGTCCATCTGCTTGGACTGCATCCCGAATTCAAGGTCCGCCATCTTCTCGGCCCGCTTGATCTCAAGCATGGCCTGAGCCTTGCCTGTCTCAATCTCAGCCTGTCGGTTGAGGCGTTCAATGTCGTATTTGAACTGGAGGTCAGCCAATTGCATCGCCCGCTCAGTCTTGCGCTTGTCCGCTTCGTCCTGACGCATCAGGTCCTGAGCCTTGGCCTGCGATTGCATCTCGAGCTTCTGCTGCTCGGCCTGCATCTGCATCTGAGCCTTCTGCATCTCCGCCTGCATAGCCATGTCTGGCTGCTGGCTCTGCTGCTCCTGCGCCTGCTTCAGCTTGTCCAGCAACTGCTTCTTCTTCGGCAGGCTTGAGGCTTCGATAAGCACATCCGGCGAGATTGGCATTCCTGCCTGGGCAAGTTCCGCAAGGCGCTGGAACTGCTCTTCCTGAATGACTGCGGTGTCAGGCGTGCTGTCGATGACAATGTCTACGTCCATCTCAGCCGGGTTGTTCTGTACCTGCGTAATTGGCTGGCCAGTGGCCGGGTCAATCTGCGGCTGGCCTGTCATGGGGTCCACAACAGGCTCTGGAATGTTGATGCCCACGAACCGCGGGGACATCTCGTCATCCGTGACGCGCACCCACTTGGGAGCGGTCCAGAACTGTTTGATGCTTTCCCACATGGCGCGGTAGCAACGGAGCTTCCAGTCATCAAAGCCGGCCAGCAACGGAGCTTGCTCGGTCAAGCCTGCCTGCTGCTCGGCAAGGATGGCCCTGCCCGACTGTGCTGAACCCTGACGCCCTACAATGCCCGGTGTGGGGCTTTGCCGGCGCATCTCTTCCTTGGCGTCACGAAGCAACTCAAGGTGAGCCGGGGCCAACTGGCGGTCGCCCAATTCCTCGATCTGCCCCTCGTCTGCCTCAATGATGCCGTCTGGCTTGGCCCACTCGCGCCTTACTCCGTCGATGTCCTGCACCTGACGTGAAACGCGGAGCTTGCTGACGTTCAGGATGTGAACAGCCTTCGACCGCGCCTTGTTGATGGCGTCCTGCGGGCTGACCATGTCCTTGACGACGCCATAGCGGCAATTGTCGATGTCCACGTAGGCAGAGTGGGCAATGATTGGATTGCGCGGGCGCTTGTTCTTGCTGTCGAGGTAAGGGCTTGGCCCCTGCTCAAGCACACCGCCATATACAAACACGCACTTGTGCCATTCACCAGCCTTCCGGCTGTACATCTCAAAGCACATGATGCGGCGGGACTTTACGTCAATCCATGACCAGCCATCCCGTGGCCGATCCTTGAAACTGTCGCCTGTCGTTGCGCTGTCGAAGGACTGCTTGATCTTGTCTTGCGCGTCTGGATAGAGGTCGATGAGGTCGTTCTCATCCATCCACTTCGCTACGCCCATATAGCGTGCGTCACCGAAGTCCCGGTCGCGGCTGTACGGGTCATAAAAGAACTCTTCAGGCCGGATGCGCCGTATTCCAGGCTCACCCATCTCGTCCAGCTCGTTGACGCCTGCGACAATCCCCCAAATGAGGAAGTCCTGCAGGCATTCGCGAGCCGTTGCGTTGAACCGGGTAACGTCGCTGACGTAGCGCAAGCCATCTGTGGCTACTTCTGCCGCCTGCTGGTCGTTAGGCGTCCTGCCCCAGCCCTTCGGGTCTGTGCGGCCACGCTCTACGATGCCGATGATGGCGTTAACGCTGGGCTTGATGTGGTTGAACGACAGCGCAGGCTGACCACGAGCATCCAGCGTGCGCTTCTCAGCGTCGGTCCATTGATCCCCATCGTAGTAGGCTTGCCAGCGTTGCGCCGAGCGGCGCGCCTGGTCCAACATGTCCATGCTGACCGTGGCTTTGCGCTTCACATCGGCGAGGTAATCATCCTCGGCCTTGCGGTCGGTGCCTTTAGCTCTTGCCATTGGTAGCCGCCCTGATTTTTGCAATCTCCCGCATGAAGCGAGCAAAATCGCGCTTGGTCGCCTGTTGCTTTGCTCTCATTCGAGAGGCCAGTGATGAACGATCTGCGGCTTTGGGTTTTGCCATCAAATGACCCCTTGGCGCGCAAGTACAGTTGCCGCTCGCTTCATCTTCCTAAGACCGCGACACTCAATCTGCCGAATGCGGTCTGGCGTGACCCCAAACTGCTCGCCCACGGTTCTCAACTCTAAGTCGCGCATGAAGCGCAGCCGAATGACCCGCTCTTCCCTAGGCGAAAGGTTGGACGCAGCAAACAGCGCCCTAACCCGCTGCTTCTCGTCCATCTCTTGCAGCCACCGCTCTGAACTTTCTTGCCCCTCCACGGTCAACTGCACATTGAGCGCAGACATCTCAGCCCTGCTTAGGGGCTTCTGCCTCTTTGTGCGCGGCCTGCTTGGTAGCAAACTCTGCGGGCGTGACCATGACATCGGGGCTGGCAGAGGCGGGGAAGCGCGCCGCACGTTCAGCACGGCACAAGTGGTCGGCGATGTGATTTCGACCTGCAAAATATCCCCGCATTTCACGGGGAATGGCGAGGCTGTACGATATTCTGCCACCGTCGAGCCGTCGCGAATTTGGGTGAACCCCTCAAACTCGCCGTCCTCGTTGGCGGTCATGAACTGAATGACTTTTGCCATTATGCTGTCTTCCATCCGCCCGTAGCGGCCAAACTGCGGCTTTTCGTGTACCGATCCACCGGATTCAATGACTTCTCTGGCTTCGTGAGCAAAGCAGGCCAAGCCTCGTAAACCGCGCGGCCTATCAGGCTGCAGCAGTCAACCGCGTCGTCATGCTTGCCCGCGGGAAAGCGGATAAGCTGGTCAACCACGTCATTGGCCCAACCCATGTTCGGGAAGGACACCTTGCCGTTAGCCGCCAATGCCTGGAACGCTCTGGCCCGTGTTGGCTTGTCGTGGATGCTGGCCACCCACTCAATGCTTGCCCACGTCCTGCGCTCGTCCATGCGCTTCTTCAGCGGGCCTTCGATGGCTCGCTTGATGACACCACTTTCAGCGAACCACGTGAGCGGCTTATGCTTGGCGATGAGGTCGCACCACTTCTCGATCCAGACTGAGGCATCGGTTTGCCCGCGCCACCAGTCCAGTGCGTAAATCGTGGAGTCAGGACCCACGCCCCATATGGCGTGCTCCGTATAGTCCCCACCACCGTCTGTGACAGCGAAGTCGCTAGTGCCGAAGATGTTGACCTTGGGCTTTTCATTGTACCGCTGGAACCACTCGCGCTTGAAGAATGTGCCTTCGTCGGGCTGCGGATCTTGCTGATACAGGGCAGACCAGAACCGGGGCAGCGAGTTCGCCTGAATGCGTCGTAAAGAATCTACTGGATAGGCTTCAGGCCAGAGCGCCGCCCCGGAACTGTCTATGGCGGGAAGCTGAACAACCTCCCATTTGTCTCCGCCGGCTGCTTGGCTCTCTAGCAAGTAGCCTGACAGGTCATCTTCGTGCATTCGGTGGTTGATGAGGATGATTGCCCCACCAGGCTGCAGTCGATTGTAGACGCTGCCCTGATACCATTCCTTGACGGCCTTGCGCTCTAGTTCACTCTGAGCGTCGGACATGGACCCGAACGGATCGTCAATGATGAACTCGTCAGCACCCTTGCCGAGAATCTGCGATCCAACACCAACCGCGTAGAAGATCCCGCCTTTGTTGGTATGCCACCGACCAGATGCCTGACTATCCTCGGCCAACCTGACCTCAGGGAATAAACGACCGTAAGCCTCATCCCTGATGATGTTGCGAACCTCACGACCAATGTCGGACGCAAATTCACCGGATGCGGAAGCGGCAATGATCTGGCGATGCGGAAAGTTCCCCAAGCAAAAGGCTGGGTATCGTCTTGAGGCTAACTCAGTCTTGCCATGCCTCGGAGGCATCAGCAGCATCAGGCGGTCTACTTCGCGCCTCATCACCCGCTCCAGCTGTTCGGCGACTAACTTGTGATGGGCTGCGGTCTTGTAACGGTCGTAACTATATTCGGTAAAATCAATGAGGCTTCTGCGGGCCTTGCGTCTTCGCAGCAGCTCTTGCGCTGCCTGCACCTCTCTCGGCAATGACTCGCTCAAGATCGGCGTCGGTCCATTCTGTGATGGGCTGTTCATGCCTGGTTGTTACGTCCACGCTTTGTGGCGCTTTCCCGTCAATTCTGTCGGCTATCTCTTTGAATGCTGCCAAGTCGCCTTCAACGGCTTTCTCGACAACAGCAGCCGCAGCAATGGCCAGCTTCTTGCGGCCTTGTGGGTCGCCTTCCTGCACTCGGTTGACAGCAAGCATGAGCGCATCGCGAATCAGTTTGTCTTTGCGTTGCCCTGAGTTGCCGTTGCCCGCCATTTTATGTGCGCTAAACCGTTGATGTTGAAATATTATTGCGTCACGGCCTGTAGCAGACTTCTACCGTGTAAGCCTCGATTGAGATTGTATCGGCTGAGTCTGCAAGCTGGCCTGTGAATACAAGGCTGATGTCGGAGGCTGTGTTGATAGCTGCGGTCGTTACCGTAGTGCTGGCACCAAGGCCGGCAAGGAATGAAAACTGCTGGAACTTCTGGCTGCTCTCGCTGTTCACATTGTGGACCTGACGCAAATCAGCATAGACGCCAGACGTTGAAAGGTTGGCCCCCAAGATTGCCTGAGTGCCCAAGCCATTCAGACGAATGCGGGCCGTTTTGCCTGTTGCGTCATTGGTGTTGGACCAGAGCGAGTAAATGCGGATAATACCATTCGGGCCAATTGAGCCGCCTGGGATGGTCACTGTGGACAGTACGGTCTCGTTTGTCGTGCCTGTGACTGATACAGCCACTGACAGGCTTCCGACCATGCGCCAGATGCCCGTGACATCGTCCACAACACCGCCGCCAAGAATCTGGCCGTCTACGTCGCCTGGAATGTAATCGCGGTCGAAGTTGTTGCCTGTGTACAAGGTGCCATTGTCGTGCACCAAGTAACGCGCGCCTGTGGCAGAACCTGAGAACGTGACGGTGTCAGCATACTGCACATAGGCGCCGTTGATGCCGATGTAATACGCGCTGAAGGCTGGGGTTCCCGTCAGAGTAACTGTGCCCGACTGGATCAGGATGTGGCCGTTGCTCGTGCAGTGCTGGTGCGCCGTTGCGCCTCCTGACACCGTATAGCCGCCGAGTGAGATGATGTTTCCGCCTGTCGTGGCTTCCATGTGGTAGGTCGCACAAGCGCCAAAACGCATGGCTGTCCCGAATACCAAGTAAGAGTTGGCAACCGAGAGCAGGCCGCGCCCGGTGGACGTGGTGCGAAGCTCAACACCGTTGATGTAAGCCTGAGCGCCTGCGTCAACCTTCAAGCAATTGCCGCTTGTGACGGAGATGATGCAGCTTGAGGGGCTGGACGTGTTGCCGATGATTTGGAGGGGGAGTGACGCCCAAGCGCCTTTGGGGTTGGCGCGAAGCGTGCCGCCAGAAGTGTGGGTGCCGTCGCCCAGCTGGATCGTGACCGTGTAGCCGGCGAGGTCCAGGCCGGCGTAAGTGTCCAAAGCCTTCTGGAGCGTAGCAAAAGCGCCTGCATCAGTGTTCACAAGGCCCGATGAGCCGTCCGTGCCGCCAGTTCTGACGTAATATGTCCGGTTCTCGGTAAGCGTGGTCACTGTTGCCTCCGGGACGGCTGCGATCTGGTCGGTTGTGTTTCTGGTGCGGGATTGGACAGAGATGCGGAACTCTTCCACGTCGCCGCTGGATGTCGTGACCTTGAAATCAACGTATCCGAAGCCTTTGAGCCTCTGGGTCAGACGTGTGGTGGTGTTGGATGTATTGGATACCGTGACGCCTGTGGCTGTCCGGGTGACGCTGGAGATCGTAGCCCCGTCCAGATAGCTGGACATGTCCACGATGTAGGTCAGGTCGTCATTGTCTTCATGGTATGCGGAAAACTCTTGCGGGTTGACGACAGTGAGGCCCCGGACGGCGTGGCGCTTGTTCTGGGCGAGAACGATTGTCCTGTCAGCCACAGCGCACCTCAAAAGAAAAGGGGCCGGAAATGGTCCCGACCCCAAACTCACCCACAGAAGGAAGAAGCGCCCGAATCAATGCACAATCCGACCGCTCGCATATTTATGCTTTAGAGGTTTCGAGTTTGCAAGGATATTTATCCTACCCCCCAAATGCCAGCGGATGCAATTCGACCATGACGCGCATCATGCCGAAAATAAATAGGACGCAGCCAAGCGCCCAAGCTAAAACCCGGTCGCCGGACACCCCGTTGTAACGCACAAATATCCATGACAACGCCATCCATGCAGCGCCCATCAGCATCATGCCAAGCCCGCTCATCGCGTTAACCCGTAGTGCTTCCCAAGCGCATCAGTGAACCGCTGAAGCCACAGCATGGCCTCGTGCGGAGATCCGCCCACATGCTCCATCATCCACCTGCCCGCTGATTTACCATTCACAGCCACTGCGTCCACCAGAGGCACAGCGTATTTGCTAAGGTTGGTCAGGAAGATGATGGCGTTGGAGCGTCGAGCGATAGCCGCAACCCGCATGTCAGAGAACTCAGCCGTTCCGCCGCTGACGGTCTGGCCGTAGCCTCCGATACAGGCCGGCATGAGGCCGGCAAGGTAAGCATCGGCCTGCCATTTCTTGAGCGCATCAGCCTGGACAGTGGTGATGTAGTTTCTGCGCAGATACCATTCCACCATGTCCTGCTCCACCCTCACCCTCCGCGTTTGACGGTCTTGCGGATCTGGCTGCTCGACAATGTGGAAGGCTTGCCGGCGGGCCTCTGGTGTCCCGAAGTCCGAGCCTTGGGAGGCCTCTTCCTGCTTCTTTCTTGCCATGGTCAGGCCACATTGCCAGTTTCGTCATGCCCCGCAAATCCATTCGCAGCGTCACTGGCGGGCGATTTGGGCTTTGGGGTAACGGTGCGCGGCTTGCGGGTCTTCATGGGCTGTAGCGCCATTACAGAGGGTTTAGCGGCCTTTGTAAGCGCCGCATGTATGTTCGCGGCTCGCTGGTAGTCGGTCAGCGTGGTGTCTTTCAGGATGGTCATCAGTTCGTCAAAAGTCATGTCCGTCTCCTTTGGATCAAAGTCAAATGCTGGTGTAAATGCGTAAGTCATTGTCCCTCCATTAGTCGCCCACGATGGCCTCGCGGGCATCCATGTAGCGCCTTGTGTTCACATCAAACTCAAACTGGACAACGCCCTCCTTGCCCATTTCTGGCTTGATGCGAACTTTCTTGATTATGACATTCACCAGATTGCCCTCAAGGCTAGGGCGGTGAATTACAATACCGTGGTCTGCTTTGTTGTACCAGTTCGCAGAGCCGCTGATGTCGTACAAAGTCGGCTCTTTGACGGCGTTATGCTGCCCCACGTTCATTTTCTGTGGATGGGCCACGACAGCCACCATGACATCGTAGTTGGTGGCAAACCGCTTTAACACCCGGATCGCTCGGCTGACGTATTCCGTCTCTGTCTCATCCCTCCGGCGCTTGTGTTCAATTTCGTTCCACGGGTCCAGAATCAGCATATCGCAGCCGTGGCGCACCACTGCGTCCGCAGCCCGCTCCACAATCCACTCGATGTCTGCGTCCTCATCGTCGTTAAGGGGCTTCTGGTCGATGAAGCTGTAATATTGCTCTATGAATTCGTCAGCGGCGTTAATTGACCCGCCATGGAACCCGCGCAGATCCCTCAAAAGGGTTGGCCGTATTCTGGCCTCAAACGACCCAACGCAAATTTTCCAGCCATGCCGCTTGGCAAGGTTCATTGATAGGTTGAGCAGCCACGAACTCTTGCCGTGGCCGGGGATGCCAGTAACCACCATGAACTCGCCCCGCATAACGTGCAGGTTCTGGTTCAGGGCATTCCATCCTGTCGGGTAGGTTTTGATTTCACCCGAATCTGGATAGTCGGAAAGCTTGTAAAGGCCCTTAACGGGCCAGAGCTTCGCCCCAGTCAGGACCTTTGAGACTGCCGCAGACCCATGCTTTTGAAGCACCTCGTTCAGATCCTTGCACCCTTCCGGGTAGGTCACAAAGAGGCATCGCCATGCACCCAAACGGCGGACCAATTCTGCAGCCAGAACTTGGCCGGGTCCATCAGCGTCGGTCGCAATGATAATCTGCTTCACTTTCTTCAGATTGTCCCACGCCCGGAACACAAAACTAAACTTGGTGTCTTGAGATGGGTCTAGAACGCCCTCAGAAGCCCGCTGAGGCGCTCCGTCGGGTACGGAGACACTCAGGGGCCACCCGCACTGAATCGCCGCCAGCGCGTCTGCCTCGCCTTCTGTGATGATAAGGCGTTGCGAGCCATCATGCAGGGACGGGTCGAGCAGGGCGTCGTGGTTCCAGAAACACTTCACCGCCCCCTTGTCCTGGCTGAACGATTTGTCCCGGCCCCTGTACTTGTGGTTAACAACCGCCCCGTTCTCAATGTACGGGAACGCGATAACCTCAGCCCCGCCGCGCTGCATCGTGGAGACGCCGTAGTGCGTCACGATCTCCACGTCCAGGCCCCTGCTTTCGAACCACGCCATCGCCGATTTTGAAAGTCCGCTTTGCATAGAATTCTCCTCCGTGCCAATCGCAGTTATGGCATTTGAACTTAACGCCTTCCGCGTCAATCGTGACGCTCAGGCTTTTGTCTAGCTTGTGCTTTCGGGTTGGGCCACACTTCAGGCATGGAAGCTTTCTGCTGCCCTCCCGGTAGTCTGGCAACTTCAAACCAAGGTCGAAGCAAACTTCGTGCGCAGTCCTCATGCCGGCCCCATCGGTATGCGCCCCGCCCCGTTTGGCGCTGCGCCACCCCTGGAGTTCCTAATCCAATTCCGCCATGTGGCGTGCCAATCCGCCTTGGTCGCATCCTTGCCCGACTTTGCCGCCCAGAAGTCTACGAAGCGCGCAGCCTCCAAAGCCGGGTCCACTGGCGACAGATTTGCCTTGGTACGGATCTGGTTTGCCTCGGCCAGCCACTCAGGAGGGATGGGGTCGCTTGCACCCCATCGGGTAGCCCTTTTTGGAGGGCTGCGCTCTGGCGCAATACATACTCTGTTCTGTTCTGTTCTGTTCTGGGGCGTTTCTGAAACGTTTCCTGAAACGGGTTGAAACGTTTCACCCGTCGAAACCCGCTGTTTACTGCGAAATTTCCTAACCCTGTCGGTGGAATTATCGCTCCTAAACTGGTGGTCATCCCAGTCGTGGAGGCGCAGTGACCCGTCCTCTAGGGTGTCCACCAGTCCGTTTCGTTGAAACGTTACAAGAAACGTTTCAGTAACAGTTTCATCCAAACGCATGGCCCATGCGATGTCTTTTACTGGCTTCAAATTGCCGTCGTCATCCGACAGGCAAAGCAGGTTGCACCAGAAGCCTACAGCCTCCAATCCAAGCCTCTGAATTTTGGGGTTGTTAACAGCCGAGCGATAAAGCCTTAACCATTCCTGCGCCATGTCAGACGGCCCTCCCATTCTCGAACCGCATGGAACGGATCTGCTTAAAATGCTCTTGCTCAAACTTATCGCCCTCACAGCACGGGCAGGGCACGCTTGCGCCCTTGGTATCGCCACTGCCAGCTATGTCTACAAACAGGCGCTGCTTGCCATCCTTGGGGCGCTTGCCAAGGTATTTTTCACTCATGCACCAGATCATGTCGCACCAGTTAAAATGGCACTCGTCTGGCCCTAGCTTGTCGGGCACCAGTAGCGCGTAAGCGCGGCATTGAATGACGGGGCTGTCGAGAATGAGAAACTCTTGCCGCGTCTGTTCGGCTACGGAATAAATCGCCTTCAGGTCAAACATCAAAGGCCCAGGCTTGACCTCAACGTAAGCGCCAATCTCTGGCAGCAAAAAGTCTGGCAAATACCGCCCGGTTGGGGTGTTGAACACATCCGGCTCGTAAACCCAAAGAATTGAATAATAGTCAAACAGCGCCGCCCACCTTGCTTCAAGGCGGGAGCGAAACTTGACGCCGCTATACGTGCTTTCAATGGGAATTATTTTAGACATTGCAAAGCGCCTCCTAGCGCATTGTTGTGGCCGGTAATCCCGCCGTAGGAGCGGACTGGGAAACGAGTTGCAACATCGCTGTCCCGGCACGGAAACTATACACTAAGCGCAGAAGGTTAATCAACTGCGTCTCGTGACAAGCCAGACTTCACCCACCTGCTGAATGGTCCCCCACCAGCCTTTGAGATACATCTGGTTGAGCTTGCTGCGGGCCTTCTTGCTTGTGTCGAAAGCGCGTACCTCGCCGATCTGCCAGTTGCTGAAGCCGCCGTCACGGACAGGCTTGGACCGCCAATCGTGGGAGCATGGCGGGTTGAGACGCTGCCGCTCCTGCTCGGTCGGTTCGCGGCGAGGGTGAGTTCCAGGGTCGCCCATGAGGTAGGGTGTAAGGTCTCTCATATCAAAGTCTCCTGCTTTGGCTTGGGTGGTTCGTCCTTGAATAGCCGGGGCTGGCGATAAGCGTCGTCAATGCGCTTGCAGGCTATGTCGAAATAGCGAGGTTCAAGCTCAATTCCAATGAACTTCCGCCCTAGCTTGGCACAGGCAACGCCTGTAGTGCCGGAACCCATGAAGGGGTCTAGGATGGTGCGGGCATCGG